AGGAGATTGCTTAGAATAACCTTTTGAAACCAACCCTGAATACGTTTAAATCACCTAATCTAATCAATGGACGAAGTTATCACAAAATCACTCGTAGGCACAGGGGGCTTTTTTGCAACCTTGAGCCTCGCTCCAATCAGTGAGGTTGTCAGCCTAATGGTTGGTGTAGCCACTCTTATTTACATGGTTGTCTCAATCATCAAAATTACGAAAGGACTAATCAAATAACATTATGAAAGAAATCATCGCATACCTAGTATCCAACGTGGACAGTATTATTGCTGCCCTTACTGCTATTGTAGCCGCTGCCTCCGCTGTTGCTGCCCTTACTCCTACGCCAAAAGATGACAGCCTTTCGGCTAAGGCTTACAAGGTTGTGGACTGGCTCGCTCTTAACGTCGGTAAAGCTAAGGATAAATAGTCGTGATCTCGCTGATCGTTCAGCTGCTTATAGCTTTCCCAAAGATCGGTGCCTTACTCCTTAAACTGAAACGAGAGTATGTTAAAGAGCTTGTTACTCGCCGCGACAATGAGCACCGTAATCTTATCAACGAGTGGGTGCGTGACTCTGAGGCAAAGCAGGATTCCAGAGTTCCTCCAAAAACTGAACAACCACGAGTTTAGTAGTGAGCAAAAAGAAACAATAGGAGAAATCCTTCACTACGTAAACGAATTAGAAAATCAATAACCTATATGAATAAATCAGCTAAAGCCCTTTACAGCTCTTTAGAAGGACACAGGTATCAATACCTAGACAGAGCTCGACAGTGCTCTAAGCTGACACTTCCTTACGTGATGCCCGAAGAAGGCTTCGGAGCGCATAGCAGGCTTGATACACCATTTCAGGGCGTTGGGGCAAGAGGAGTAAATAACCTCGCCTCTAAATTACTGTTAGCACTCCTACCTCCCAACGCCCCCTTCTTTCGTCTTAACGTAGACACCTTTAAACTTCAAGAAGAGGGAGCACCTCTTGAACTGATTACCGAGATTGAAGCTTCACTACAAAGTGTAGAGGAAGCTGTGATGGCTGAGATCAGTCGTGAGTCGTATCGCACTGGTCTCCACGAAGCTCTCAAACAACTTATCATAACAGGCAACTCGCTTATCTATCTGCCAGACGACGGTGGTATGCGTGTGTTCCGTCTGGATCGCTACGTCGTTAAACGTGACCCGATGGGTAATGTCACTCAGATTGTTACCCGAGAGAACCTTTCGTTCAAAACTCTTCCTGAAGAGATGCAACAGATTGTAGGGGACGACGTGGACGCGGACGGTAATGTAAGTCTCTATACCGCTATCCTTCTTAACGATTCCAACAAGTGGGAAATCTTTCAGGACATCAACGATACAAGGGTTCCTAACTCAGAAGGAACGTATGAAAAAGATAAGTCTCCTTTTATTCCTCTTCGATTCTCTCGTGTAGACGGAGAGAACTACGGACGAGGATACGTTGAAGAGTATTTGGGCGATCTACAATCCCTTGAGTCTCTCACTCGTGCTATCGTCGAAGGTAGCGCAGCCGCAGCAAAGGTTCTGTTTCTTGTTAACCCGAACGGCACCACACGTCAGCGTGTTCTCGCCGAAGCGCCCAACGGTGCCATCGTTCAGGGATCTGCTCAGGATGTCACGACTCTTCAGCTCCAAAAGGGAAGCGACTTTCAAGTGGCTCAGGTCACAATGAACGAGATCAAAGATCGCCTCGGTCACTCCTTTTTGCTGACTTCTGGAGTTGTTCGGAATGCGGAACGTGTTACGGCTGAGGAGATCCGTATGCTTTCCCAAGAGCTAGAGACTGCTATCGGTGGTCTGTATTCTCTTCTTTCGAACGAGCTCCAGATTCCGCTTGTTAACCGAATCATGTCGGCAATGAACAAGTCCAAGCGCCTTCCAAAGCTTCCTAAAGATATTGTAAATCCTGTGATCATTACAGGTGTCGAGGCTTTGGGACGTGGTAACGATCTCCAGAAACTGGATCTGTTCCTTGCTGGAGCGGCTCAGGTCGTGGGTCCACAAGCCGTCGCGGAATATGTGAATGTTGGTGAATACTTTAAACGTCGTGCTGTTTCCTTGGGTATCAAAACTCAGGGGCTTGTTAAGAGTGAAGAAGAAATCCAAGCAATGATGCAACAACAGCAACAAATGCAGTTGACAGAAAAGCTTGGACCTGCTGGTATTAAGGCTGTCTCCGATACTTTAGGATCAGAGCAACCTGTTTAAAATCTATACAAATCAAACTCAACATACTAAATTATGGCACAACTTAACCAAGTAAGCATTAACGAATCTACCGATTCTGAGAACATCTCTCTCGAAGAACAAGCCGCAGCAATGGATGCGAAGAACGCAAACAGAGTTGAGGATACCAAAGCGGCTCAGACCGTTGAGTCTGATCGTCCTGATTGGCTTCCTGAAAAGTTCCAATCTCCTGAAGATATGGCAAAAGCTTATAACGAGCTTCAGTCTAAACTCGGAGAAGGAAGTAAAGAAAAGGATAGCTCCACAAAGGAGAAAGCAGAACCCAACCAGACAGTAATGCAGGAGATTATTGATTCTGCTACTAACGAGTTTATCGAGAACGGTGAATTGACTGACAAGTCATTCAAGGCTTTGGAAGAACAAGGTCTTCCTCGTGAGATCGTGGAAGCCTACGTTGCTGGTCAACAAGCGTTGATGGAGAATCAAGTCAACCAAGTAAAGGCTACCGTAGGCGGTGAAGAGAATTATAACGCTATGGCTGAGTGGGCTGCTGAGAACCTAGATCAAAGCGAACTGGACGCATTTAACGAAGTAGTTGAATCAGGCTCAATCAATCAAGCTCAGATGGCTGTTCGTGGTCTGTATTCTCAGTTTGCTTCCGCAGGTGGTAAAGCTCCTAACCTTATCCAAGGTAATACGTCTGGAAGCGCTGTGAAGCCATTTAACTCCGCAGCTCAGGTCACTGAAGCTATGCGAGATCCGCGATATAAGAACGATCCTGCATATCGTAAAACTGTTGAAGATCGCCTTGCGGTCACCTCTTCGTTCTAATAGATTTAGAAAATAAAACAACCAGCCCTTGTCTTCGGACGGGGCTTTTTTGTATCCCTCCTCTGTGAACTATGAAACGTAAAGGCGTATCTCTTCGAAAAGAACACAAGTCTGAAAAAGGCGGTCTCACTAAAAAGGGACGGGAATACTACAACCGTAAGACTGGTTCGAACTTAAAGGCACCACAGCCCGAAGGAGGGTCTCGAAAGAAATCATTTTGTGCGCGGATGTCTGGAGTAAAGGGTCCAATGAAGGATTCGAAGGGACAGCCTACCCGTAAAGCTTTGGCGCTACGGCGCTGGAAATGCTAACCAATAATATATTATGCCAAAAGTAGGAACCAAACATTATCCCTATACCCCAAAGGGAATAGCTATGGCTAAGAATACAGCCAAGCGTAAGGGGCTTACCGTCCAATACGGTAAAAAGAAATAACAACTTTCAGGTCTAAACAACGTGTGCGACAAGTAGCGCAATGCCCACTGCGGTGGATAACATTAGGCGAGCAAACGAAGCAAACTAAATAAGGACTGATCAAACCAACCAACTAAACCAACTAAATATAGAAAGATAAAATCATATGGCTAACGGAAATACGAGCCCATCTCGCGTGGGTCAAATTAACGGGGCTAACGATGTCGATGCTCTCTTTCTGAAGGTGTTCTCTGGTGAGATCCTTACTACGTTTGAAGAATACAACGTAATGAAGGAGCTTCACATGGTTCGCACCATTCAGAACGGCAAGACCGCTCAGTTCCCTAAAACAGGTATCGCAAGTGCGAAGTATCACACAGCAGGTGAAAACATTGCTGACGCTGGTAACTCTTACTTGTCCGATATCAAGAAGAACGAAGTCACCATCTCTATCGATGATGTGTTGATCGCTTCGACCTTCCTTGCTAACATCGACGAGCTTAAGACTCACTACGACGTTCGTAGCATCTACGCTCAAGAACTAGGTAAGGCATTGGCAAAACGCTTCGACATCGCTACGATGAAGACTCTTGTTGCTGGTGCTCGCACCTCTGTTCCTACCATCACAGGTGGTAAGTCTGGTATCCAGATCACTGGTGCTACTCTTACAACTGGAACAGGTCTCCTTGACGCACTGTTTGAAGTTGCTGAGAAGCTGGATAACAACGACGTTCCCGCTGAGGATCGTTTCGCTATCCTGACTCCTACTCAATACTACAAGCTGATCAGCGACCCAACCACTAACATCGCTCTTAACCGCGACTACGGTGGTGAAGGTTCTGTTGCTCGTGGCGTTGCTCCTATGGTAGCAGGTATCAAGCTGTTTAAGTCGAACCACGTTGCTGACATCGCTGTTGTTGACGCAAGTCAGGATCAAGATGACGACAACGCAAAGAACGACGTGTTCGGCGATGCTGGCACAGGCTACAATGCCGACCTTAGTGCTACTGGCTTCGTTGCTGGTCACAAGTCGGGTATCGGCACCGTCAAGCTTCTTGACCTTGCTACCGAGTCTGAATACCAGATCGAGCGCCAAGGCACTCTGTTCGTTGCTAAGTATGCTATGGGTCACGGTGTCATCCGTCCTGAAGCTTGCGTAGAGGTTCAGTAGTAATCGCATCCATTCTGATCCCCTTCTCACTAAATGTGGGAAGGGGGTCTTTTTCCTTCTTTTTTATTTTTACCTTATTTCACGAACTATGTCCTTACTTACTACCAAGCTACAAGCTGTTAACGTAATGATCGGTTAC